GAAAGTGCAGCAAATTTTTTTGGAATACAATTACCAAACCAAGAAGAATCTTCAAACGAGTTTAATTTTTAAGGAATTATATTATGCCAGAGACATATAAAAGTTTTGGAACAATTTTAGGAACAACCGCCGCAACCACAATTTATCCGGGATTGTGTTCCGGGACTGCTATTATTAATAGTGTAAATTTAAGTAATATACAAGCAGGTGGTGGTGTACTTGTTACTCTAGAGGCTGTTAAAGGCTCTACCGCATATTCTTTAATAACAAATGCTGCAATACCTGTGTCTACAACTTTGCAAGCTTTAGATGCTCCAGTAGTATTAGAAGCCAATAATACACTTAGGGCAACTGCAGGGTATACTGGATATGTCCATGCATTTGTTTCTGTGCTTGAAATTACTTGACATATTTTAATTTTGTGGTATAATTTAAATATGATCCTAAAAGTATATAAAGTAGAACCATCAGCAGAACTTCCCAATTATCAAACAAGAAAAGCAGCTTGCTTTGATTTATCAGCATTCATTGATAAAGAGGACATTACTCTTTTTAATGGTAAAGAAAAATCTCAAATTAAGACTAATTTTGATAGCGAAAACGGGAAACACTTTATTGCTCTTGCTCCCTCGGAAAGAGCATTGATCCGCACTGGATTGATTTTTGATATTCCAGAAGGCTATTCTATTCGTTTACATCCTCGTTCTGGTGTAGCATTGAAATATGGACTTATTCTTGCTAATTGTGAGGGTGTAATTGATGAGGATTATGTTAATGAAACTAAGTTAATTATGCTCAATACAACTGACCAAATGATAAAAATTTATCATGGAGATAGAATTGCTCAGGGAGAAGTTGTAAAGTACGAGCAGGCTGAAATAGAAGAAACTATTTACGAACCATCACAAAAGTCAAATAGGATCGGTGGGTTTGGGAGTACTGGTATCGTCTGATTTTTTCTTTGGCCATTTTATTGATTTAAATTCTTTCCAAACTAGCCAAAGTGTGACTACACAAATTATTACATACCAAAAGCTCCATTCTGAAGCTTGACTTGGTGCTCCAAAGAATGGTTCTTTAAGGACGCTATGAATTGGGTTTCCCTTTTTGTCTAACGGTGAAATGATTTGAGGGCTTGTACAAGAGGCTAGTAACAGTAGTGGTAAAAGATATTTCATGATTTATTTCCTCCTGTGGCTGTACCAAAGTAAAATCCGACCACGGCCAGTAGAACTTGACGATTCTCTTCAGCGAATAAATATCCCGGAATTTCTACAAAATATTTACGAGTTGTTTCTGGGATTAAACCAAAGAATCCTTCAGGTTGCTTCTGAGTAAATTCAGCAAAGGTTGAAATTCCAAAGAAAGGAAGAACAAATGGAGCTGCAACTACTGCAAAAAGGCATGCTAAGACTATTAGCTGTCTTACTCCCTTGCCTACGTCTAGTGGCACTCTTTGTGCTGCTTTATCTTGGTTATCTGTTGTTTGTTTGTTGGCCTCTATTGCCATCTTAAACATTTCTTTTTGATCTTGGGCTCTTTGTGCCCAATAGCGGAAGAGAAATCCTGTTAGTCCTCCTCCAAGCAATGATATTAGTTCCGTTGGCATATTTACCTCAGTTTCTTTGTTGTGAAAGTTGAATTTGTACCGAATCTCTTATGGAATCAAAATGTTTCATGTAAACATCATGCTCTTCATTCTTTGGACCAAAATCATCATGCCATTGAATTAAAATAAATCCTACGTTTGTTCCTTTATTTTTTATGGGAAGACATGCATAATTACAAATATTTTCATCCTCAAAAAATGATTTTACAAAACTTTCAGAAAGTGCTGAAGTCGAATAAATTAAATTTTTATTATCCACAACATGATTTAACAGAGGAATGAACATAGAACAAAGACTAGATTTTAATTTATTAACTTGAGATGTATAACCTTTATGTGTGGATTCGTGTGTAACAGAAAATTTACGCATAGAAATTCCATCCATGGTATATTCACCATTATGGAATTGAATTATGCTTGCTCTCATTGATTTTGTAATAACTCTAAGTTCTGTCAGTAATTCGTGGATTTCGTTATGAATGCTTAAAAAATTATCACTTCTTGGTTTTGTTTGCCAAAATTTTATCACTCCCCATATTACTCCTACTCCAGCTGCAATAATAATGGAAATAGTTTCTAAAAATTTTGTATAATCTATGAGGGCTAATAATTCCATGAAAAACTCCGGGCGACTTAATATTTATAACTTGACAATTTGCATTTTCGATGCTAAAATATGGCTATATGACAAGAGAAGATCTATTTAAATTGCATCAGTCCATCTCGCAAGAAGCTCTAGAACTTATGCGTAAGAAGAATAATGACTACGCATGTGGCGAAGACCCGTTTCTAAATTTTAGAAGAGCTGAATATTTGGGATTTAGCTCGGCAGAGTTGGGTGTTTTGATTCGAATGACCGATAAAATGTCAAGAATCTCCACTTTTTTAAATCGTGGTGAACTTTCTATCGAAAACGAAAGCGTCTATGACGCAATCGTAGACATGATAAACTATTCAGTAATTCTTGCTGGGCTATTGAAAGACCGTAAAAAGGTGGTATAATATACCACATGCAATTCTACACTAGCATAGTTGTCCGTGGTAGCAACGTTCTATACCGAGGCTACAACAACGGAATCAGGGAGACGCGAAAGGAAGCTTTCGCGCCTTCTTTTTATTTGCAAGAGCCTTCCGGAGACTATACATCTCTTACTGGAACAAAATTGAAAAGGATGGATTTTTCGTCCATTCTTGATGCTAGAAGTTTTATTGATGAATATCGGGATATGGATAATTTTGCCATCTATGGAACTGCAGATTTTGTCCAGCAGTACATATATGAAACTTTTCCGGAAAATGTTAGTTATGATTTTAAGCAACTGAAGACTCTTTACATTGATATTGAGACCGAGTGTGAGCATGGCTTTCCAGATATTGCGACGGCAAACGAAAAGATTATTCTCATAACTATTAAGTGTGGTGAAGAAACGCATAGCTTTACCCTTACGCCATGTGTTTCGGAAGATGTTTTTGTTCATCATTATGACACTGAAGAGGCCATGTTGTCTGGGTTTTTTGACATGGTAAAAAAGTTGGATCCAGACATCTTAACTGGTTGGAATATTCGCAACTTCGATTTGCCCTATATTGTAAATCGGGCAGAGCGTATAGTCTCACAGGCATTTGCCAATAAGTTCAGTCCATGGGGATTTCTGCGTAAAAGAGAATACGCAGCAAACGGAAGAATCTACTACAGTGTAGATATTCCGGGGTATATGGTGTTGGATTACATCGAACTTTACAAGAAGTTTTCTGGAACAAACCAAGAAAGCTATGCACTTGCATATATTTCTGAAGTTGAACTGGGTGAGACAAAAGTTGACTATTCAGACTATGGTTCTTTGCGTGAATTCTATAAAAAGAATTATCAGAGATTCTTCGAATATAATGTTCAAGATACCTTGCTTGTTGAAAAGCTTGAGAAAAAGCTGCGTCTTATAGAGCTGGCTGTTTCTATTGCATTTGAAGCAAAGATTAACTTCGATGGAGTGTTCTTTTCCACTAAAATCTGGGAAAGCATTTGCTTTGACTATTTGAAAGATCACAAAGTTGTTCCTCAGCTTAAGAAGTTTTACGATAAAGATGAACAGTTTATTGGGGCCTATGTCAAGGAAGTAACTCCCGGTTTTTATTATAATGTAGTAAGTTTTGATGCTACAAGTCTGTATCCAAGCATCATTATGCAGTTTAACATAAGTCCGGATACTCTTGTTCTGCACAATTCAAAGTGGGGTGTGGATGATTATCTGAATCCTCAAGAAGATCTTAAAGCATTTGTTAAAGACCAGACCGCCAAAGGACATTGTGTGGCATCAAACGGTGCTGTTTTTTCTATGACCGAAAAGGGATTCATTCCAATTCTCATCGAAAGAACATTCAATCAAAGGCAGGAAGCCAAAAAGCAAATGATTGAACTGGAAAAGGTAAAGGAAAAGAATGGCGACAAAGAAGGTTCTCTGACTGACAGAATCGCAGCGCTTTCAATCAAGCAATCAGTTAAGAAGATTTTGGCCAACAGTTTGTATGGTTGTCTAGGAAATCCGGGATTCGTATACTCATCCCCTGAGTTGGCCGTTGCTGTTACTATGACTGGTCAGTATGTAATTCGTACAGCAGAGAAGAAAATAAATGAATATTTTATCAAGATAACAAAGCAACCAAACCTTGATGTTGTCATCGCTGCCGACACTGATTCTCTGTATATTAACATGAATCCGATTGTCGAAAAAGTTGGAGTAGAAGAAAGTGAAATAGTAGACTTTCTTGATAACTCTGCCAAAAAAGCAATTCAACCTGTTTTGGAAAAAGCAATGAATCAACTTGGAGATCTCTTTGGGTGCAAAGAAAAGAGACTTCAATTCAAGAGAGAAGTTATTGCAACCTCTGGTATTTTCAAGGCAAAGAAAAGATATGCTCTTTGTGTTTTCGACAAGGAAGGTGTGAGATTCACTGAACCAAAAGTAAAAATCATGGGTATGGAAACTGCACGATCCAGCACTCCACATCTTGTTCGTGAGAATTTAAAGATTGCACTTAAGATAATGCTTACCAAAAATAATGATGCATTGCTTAAATTTGTTTCTAAGTTCCGAGAAGAATTTTTTGCTCAACCCATAGAAAAAATATCATCCCCAAGAAAAATTGCAGGGATGAACACATATTGTGACAAAGAAACTATATATCGCAAGTCAACACCTATTGCAACTAAGGCTGCTTTGCTGTATAATTACCAGATCAAAAAGCTAGGGCTTGAAGAGAAGCATTCTGTAATAGGCGAAGGTGATAAGATAAAATTTATTCATCTAAAGGTGCCTAATCCTTATGGCAGGGACAGTCGGGAAAGAGTCATAGGATTTCAAAATGTACCTCCAAAAGAATTTAATTTGGAAAAGTTTGCAGACTTTGAAATGCAGTTTGAAAAAACTTTTCTAGAGCCACTTAGGAATGTAACCGAAGTAATAGGCTGGACCACAGACACAAATCAAACTCTTGAATCATTTTTTGAATAACCATGAACTATTATGAAATGGATAACACATTTTTGGATAACATTATGAATAAGTATTACACTAAAAAAGTTAAGTTGAAAAAAGAAGATATAGATTGGGATAAAACTTTTGAATATCCCAAAAATCTTCCATCTAACTATGAAATGATGAAGAAATATCAAAAAGAAGCAGAAGAGCTAAGAGCTAAATTGACCGAAGCACAAGAAGAAATTCTTATGCTAAAAGAAGAAATAAAAGATTTGAATAATTTGTTGGATCAAGTATAAATAGGAAGTAAATATGTCGAAATATCTTGAAAATTTATTGAGTAAGATTGATAACCAAGACGCAAGCATCGCAGCAGACGGAATTCCCGGTTCGGATGTAACAAAGTTTATTGACACAGGTTCTTATGTGCTCAATGCTTTGTTGTCTGGTTCATTATACGGAGGGCTTCCCGCAAATAAGATTTCTTGTTTGGCTGGAGATCCTGCAACTGGAAAAACATTCTATGCTATTGGAATCTCACGGCAGTTTTTAAATGACCACAAAGATGGTGTGGTTGTTTACTTTGACACAGAGCAGGCTGTGACCCGAAGTATGTTCGAAGAGAGAGGACTGGATACTAAGCGCATTGCGGTTGTTCCAGTTGCTACCATTGAGGAGTTCAAGACTCAAGCACTTAAGATTGTCAATGATGTGCTTGAAACTCCTGAAGAGGACAGAAAACCAATGTTTATGGTCTTAGATTCCTTGGGAATGTTGTCTACTGAAAAAGAGATGACAGATTCTGCTGAAGGAAAAAATGTCCGAGATATGACTAAGGCACAGCAGAATAAGGCTGCTTTCCGTGTCCTCACTATGAAGCTTGGCAAAGCTCAAATTCCAATGCTACTAACCAACCACACGTATCAGGTGATTGGTTCTTATGTTCCAACCAAGGATCTTGGAGGTGGCGTAGGTCTTAAGTACGCTGCGAGCACTATCATCATGCTCTCAAAGAGCAAAGATAGAACAGATGAAGGCATCATAGGAAACTTCATTAAGTGTACGAATTACAAAAACAGATTTACCAAAGAAAATATGTTCGTTGAAACGCGGCTAAACTATAGCTCAGGATTGAGCCGCTACTATGGTTTGACTGATTTGGCGATTAAATATAATGTCTTCAAGAAAGTATCTACTAGAATAGAACTTCCTGATGGCACAAAAGTATTTGAGAAAAATATTGACGAAGACCCTGAAAAATATTTTACCAAAGAGGTTTTGAAAAAGATCGATGAAGAAGTTCAAAAGGATTTCAAATATGGCCAACCATGATTTAAGCGATTCTTATGTATTTCTTGATGAAGTTGAAGAATACAAAGACACAGATACTCTACCCATAAGAATTTTAATAAATCCGTATAAGAATGTTGAATTTAGATTTCAACGAGTTAGTTTTGACGTTGTAAATGAAAATCTTAGTATTAATTTTGATCTTGAAGTCATGAAATCTCCAGAAAATATTAAAGTAGATATTAATGACCAAGAGTTTGTTGACTTCGTTGGAGAGATACTGTATGATATAATAGTCAACAGACAGGACATCAATATGACATCTTCCATCGATCCATCGTTGGGCGAAGAGGAAGATCTAGAGGCAGATGTCCACGAAGAGCCATATGGAAAAAATCATTCTTAAGAATCTCGCTAAGAACGAAGAGTTTTGCCGCAAAGTACTCCCTTTCATGAAGAGGGAGTATTTTCAATCTCTACCTGAACAAATAATTTTTACTCACATCAATAATTTTGTCACCAATTATTCATCGCTTCCTACTAAAGATGCTTTGGATATGCTTATTGAGTCTGAAAATGGAGTGAGTGAAGATACTTTTAAAAACTCCAAGAAGCTCATCAGTGAACTTTACAACAATACTGACAGAGAAGATTATAAATGGCTTCTTGAGAAGACAGAAAAGTTTTGTAAGGATAGAGCTTTGCACCTCGCCATCATGGAATCTATTTCCATTATCGGGGACAAGGAAAAGAACATTACTGAAAACGCGATTCCAGAGATTCTTTCCGACGCCTTGGCAGTAAGCTTTGACACTCGCGTTGGTCACGATTTTATTGAAGATTCTGAACTTCGTTTTGACTTTTACAGCAAGACCGAGCGTAGAATTCCATTTGATCTTGAGTATTTCAATACGATCACAGGAGGCGGTACTCCTTCCAAGACCTTGAACATCATCATGGCTGGTACTGGATGTGGTAAGAGTCTCTTTCTTTGCCACCACGCCTCTGCTTGTTTGATGCAAAATCTTAATGTTCTTTATATAACTCTTGAGATGGCCGAGGAAAGAATTGCAGAGAGAATTGATGCAAATCTTCTTGACATTCCTGTTCAGGATCTGAAGAACATGCCTCGTTCTGTCTACAAAAAGAAAATGGATAACCTTAAGTCCTCCTGCAACGGAAGACTTATTATTAAAGAGTATCCCACTGGTGGAGCCAGCGTTAGTCATTTTAGAATTCTACTTAAGGAATTGAAGACGAAGAAGAAGTTTGTTCCCGATATTATCTTCATCGATTACTTGAATATTTGTTCTTCGTCTAGAATTAAGAATACGGGAAATACCAATAGTTACCATTATATCAAGGCTATCGCAGAAGAACTAAGAGGTCTTGCTGTTGAGTTTGATGTGCCTCTTTTTAGTGCAACTCAGGTTAATCGAACTGGGTTCAGCAGCACTGATATCGGCCTTGAGGACACCTCGGAGTCTTTCGGTCTTCCTGCCACTGCAGACTTCTTTGCTGCTTTGATCCGCACAGATGAGCTTGATGATGTTAATCAATTGATGGTCAAGCAGTTGAAGAATCGTTACAATACTACCTCAGTCAACAAGAAGTTTGTAGTTGGTGTTTCTTTCAGCAAGATGAAGCTTTCCGACGTTGAGGAGGAAGGTCAGCCTGTGATGGTCAGTGCAAACCAGAGCAGCAATAAGGAAAAGTTGTCCGAAGAAGAGAATTATTATAGAGCTGTTTCCAAGGCTGCTGAAAAAGCAGGTCTTGATTGGCAGATGTGATGAATACGGCCATAGAGAAAAAGTTCATTAATATGGTATCCTCTTCACTTGTTAAATTCAAGTGGAAGAAGGATGGGCTTGCTACTTGTCGTTGTTTTAAGTGTGGTGATTCACAACGCAACAAATCCAAGACTCGTGGTTACTTCTACGTAAATAAAGATCACTATTATTACAAGTGCCATAACTGCGGGTTTTCTTGCACGGTAAAAACTGTTCTTGAGAATCTTTCTCCACATCTTGCCAAAGAGTATGCCTTTGAATGTTATAGTTCAAGAATTCATGGTGTGACTCTTCAAGAAGCATTTATTCAACCTACGGAAAGAGTAATTCCATCTTATATCGGAACCAGTATAATTGATCTTCCCAAGAATCATTACGCTAGAAAGTACGTGATTGATCGTGGCATACCTGAAGAGAAACATAATTTACTCTATTACATAGATGATTTTTCCAAGATTGCTGTTAAGTTTTTCAAAACATCCATTCAGGAACCTCGTTTGGTCATTCCATTTTTTGATGATTCAGGAAAGATCATAGGTGTTCAGGGAAGATCATTTGACAAAAATGCAAAGATAAGGTATATTACATATAAGTCTCCGCATGTAGAAAGACTGTGGTATGGACTTGACAAGATAAACGCTTTGAACAAAGTATATGTCGTTGAAGGTCCTCTTGATTCTTTGTTTTTGCCAAATGCAATAGCCATGGTTGGGTCCAGTTTTGATATACCATCAAAGATTAGAGGAAAGAATGTTGTATTTGCATTCGATAATGAGCCAAGAAATATTGCATTGCATGGAATGATGCAGCAGGCAATAGATGAAGGTTATAAGATTGTAATATGGCCAAAAATAGATGAAAAGGACATAAATGAAATGTGTTTAAAATATGGAAGAGAAAAGACAATACAGATGCTAGATACTAATACGTATTCAGATAATGCAGCTAGACTAAAATTTTTAGCATGGAGAAAGTCATGATAGATGAAAATTTTGGAGATGATTTTGAAGGATTGAATGAGGAAGCTCAAATGAAAGTCTGTCAGGCTTTTCTTCAGTTTAACTCTTATTTCAGCCAGTATATCAAAGAGATGGATAAAGATCTTTGGCAGAAGGCAGTTGATTATGCCAAGGATAGCGTTGATATTCCGGGTGTAGAATTAAAGTTTATAGATGAAGATGATGATAAAGATTTAGAGGTTTAATATGTTAAAGCGTGTGAGTGTTTTGAATATGGGCCATGTGGATCTTATGGCCTGCATGGGTGATGATCTAATGGTTGCAAACGCAGCTCGTGTTTCTTTCAACAAAGAAAGCAACTGGGAAAGTGATAATAAGTTATCAGAGAGAGATGTCAAATTAATTCGATATCTTTCTAAGCATAAACACTGGACACCGTTCGCTCATCCTCAGATTTCTTTGAGAATCAAGGCTCCAATTTTTATTCGTACACAATTGTTTAAGCATAAGGTAGGTTTAGTAGAAAATGAAGTTAGCCGAAGATATGTTACTGATACCCCAGAGTTTTATACGCCCATATGGAGAAATGCTCCAACTGATGGTGCAAAACAAGGAAGCTCTGATTTTGTGGATGACTTTGAACTTGCAGCCAAAGCTACTTTTGAGTATAATGTAGTATTAAAGAAAGCATTGGAAACTTATGAAAATCTTTTGGAACAAGGTATCGCCCCAGAACAGGCAAGAGCCGTTCTCCCACAAGGAACATTCACTGAGTGGTGGTGGACAGGTTCGCTCTCAGCTTTTGCGAGAATTTATGCTCAGAGAATTGATGCCCATGCACAATGGGAAGTTCGCGAATACGCAAAGGCTATCGGGGATTGTATATCGCCGCTCTTTCCAGTTTCTTGGGAAGAATTAACAAAAAATTGTAATAATAAATAAAGACACCAAAGGAAAACCATATGCAAAATTTATCAGCTTTTCAAGAATTCATTTTTATCTCTCGCTACTCTCGTTGGTTGAATGCAGAAAACCGAAGAGAAACTTGGAGCGAATGTGTTGACCGTTGGTGGAATTATTTTACAAACAAAGTTCCTCAACTTCTAGAGCGTCCTGATGTTAAGCAGGCCATTCTAAATCTTGAGGTTCTTCCCTCTATGAGAAGCCTCATGACTGCAGGGCCAGCATTGGATCATGACAATACATGCATCTATAATTGCTCTTATCTTCCAATTGACTCTATTCAGTCATTTGCTGAATTGTTTGTTATTCTGATGAACGGAACTGGTGTTGGTTACAGTGTCGAACATCAGTATACAGACAAGCTTCCCATCGTTGCAAATAAAATCGAAAAAGATTTTAATACAGTTGTGAAAATAGAAGACTCCAAAGAGGGATGGGGAAATGGTCTAAAAACTATTCTTTATCATCTCTACGAAGGTCGCCATGTAAAGTGGGATCTCTCTGCCATTCGTCCAGCAGGAGCAAGACTGAAGACCTTTGGTGGTCGGGCAAGTGGTCCTGCTCCGCTTGATAATCTGTTGAAATTCATTGTAAAGGTTTTTTATGGATCAGTTGGAAGAAGACTTAGCGCTCTTGAGTGTCACGATATTTGTTGTGCTATTGCTAATGCTGTTATCGTCGGTGGTGTGCGCCGTTCTGCGATGATTTCACTCAGCGATCTTTCTGACCGAGAGATGGCAATGTGCAAGAGCGGAGCTTGGTGGGACGGAGCAGGATTCCGTTCTTATGCAAATAACTCCGCAGTATATCGTGGTCGCCCACCAATGGGACAGTTCCTTGAAGAGTGGACTTCGCTTTACAACAGCCATAGCGGTGAGCGTGGAATGATTAACCGCAAGGCGCTCCAAGAGCAGGCGGGAAGACAAGGAAGAGACGAGACTGCAGAGTACGGAACCAATCCTTGCTCTGAGATTATTCTCAAGCCATTTGAGTTCTGCAATCTTTCTACCGTCGTTGTTCGTCCAACCGACACACAGGCTTCTCTCAAGAAGAAGATAGAGATTGCAACAATCATTGGTACAGTTCAGTCTACATTTACTAAATTCCCTTATCTCCGTCCTGAGTGGAAGCAGAACTGCGAAGACGAAAGATTGCTTGGTGTGTCTATGACAGGAATCTTTGATAACAAGCTCACAAGCGGTCTTGATGGAAAGCCAAAGCTCATCAAGCTTCTTGAGACTTTAAGAGATCATGCCACAGCAACCAATCTTACTTGGGCAGAAAAGCTTGGAATCAATCCCAGCAAGTCTATTACTTGCGTGAAGCCAGAGGGGACCACCTCTTGCTTGGTTGATTCTGCATCTGGATTGCATCCTCGTTATGCTGATTTCTACTACCGTAGAGTTCGCATTGACAAGAAGGATCCAATCTATAATCTCATGAAAGATCAGGGTGTCCCATGCGAGGACGATGTAATCAATCCCGGCTCTACCGCTGTCTTTACCTTTGCCATGAAAGCGCCAAAGGGTACAATGACTACAGAAGATCTTCGTGCGATTGCTCACTTGGACATCTGGAAAATTTATCAAGAGCACTATTGCCACCACAAGCCTTCGATCACCGTGAACTACACGGATGCAGAATTCCTTGAGGTTGGCCAGTGGCTCTGGGAGAACTTTGATTGCGCTACAGGAATTTCTTTCCTTCCCGGTGGAGATTCCCACAGCTATGCTCAAGCACCATTTGAAAGAATTGACCAAGCGGTGTACAACGAGCATCCAAAGATCAAAGTTGATTTCAGAAAACTTTCTCAATATGAAAAAGAAGACAACACGGAATCGGCCAAAGAGTACGCCTGCCAAGGTGGGGCGTGCCAGATCATGTAAGAAGAATATCGTGAGCGACATGCTCAAGTATGCCAAGTACAGGGCAAAGTTGAAGAAACTTGACTTTAACCTAACTGCTAAAGACATAGTAATTCCAAAAACTTGTCCTGTACTTGGTATACCGATATATCCTTATAGCTTATCAAATTCGCCTTCGTTGGATAGAATAGACAACACAAAAGGTTATACCAAAGACAATGTTGTTATTGTGTCTTTCAAAGCAAATAGAATGAAGGGTGCGGCAACTCTTGATGAACTTTCTAAGCTGGTAAATTTTTATAAAAACTTGATGCCCAGATGAAACTCCTATAAATAATAGGATGTTTCATACTGTTATTGGTATAGATTATTCTATGACTTCTCCTTGTCTGTGTCTCTTCGATCTCAGACAAAAGTTTTGTTTTGAAAACTGTCATTTTTATTTTTTGACAGATACAAAAAAGTACGCAAACAAGTTTATGAACAACATAACTGGAGAGTTGTTTCCAGATTATGATTGTGATACAGAAAGATTCGACACGATATCTTCTTGGGCACTCAATCTATGCATTGGTGCTTCGGAAGTTTCATTGGAAGGATACGCATATAATTCAACTGGAAGAATATTTCATCTTGCCGAAAATGTTGGAATATTAAAACATAAGTTATATAAAAATGCAATTCCTTTAAGTGTGATTGAACCGAGCAGAGTCAAGAAGATAGCGACGGGAAAAGGAAATGCAGACAAACAAGCAATGTATGATTGCTTTGAGAAAGAATCATTTGTAGATTTGAAAAGTGTATTGGGCCAAAAGACACTGTCGAATCCTGTTACGGATATTATCGACAGTTTTTATATTACTAAAATTTTAGCAGATGCTAAACTCAATCAAGAGATCTGACTGAGTATTCTTCTACGATTGGTGCTGGTGTGGTTTTGAGAATTTCGTAGTTTTCCCAATTTTCCTTTAATACTCCATCTTTTACCAGTCTGGCAAGAGTATCGTTTAGCTTTTCATTTTTATTGCTAAATTTGATATATTTTTTGCCATTTTCTACAGCAAGTTTGATGGCCATTGCAACGCCATCCCCGTAGGGATAATCATCCAAACTTTTCTTTTTCACATCTGGTAAGATGTAATAAAGGAAACCAGCAAGATCTTGTTTGGGAACAATAGTACAGTGTTTCTCAGAAGAATTTTTTGGACCCATTCGATATGCGTCCTGTTCTTCCGAAAAATACTTTTCTAGTATAAAATTTGTTCCCATGTTATGAATATTTATGTTCTTAGCCACCGCCACGAAGTTCCGAAGCAGCGTCTAATTTTCGTCTATGTCTGGGGGGCAGAGTGGTCTTCATCTTGTTCATAAGCTCGTTCCAAGCGCCCCCAGTTGCCTTATTAGGGCTTAGAGTAGTGTCCATGGCCATTCCCACCCCTTCGCTCATATAATCGCGTATAACGGCTTTCTTGCCACACTGAGGGCAAGGAGATTTGATGGGCTTATCGTTATCTTTCATTGACAAATTTTCATCAAATTTGTGTTTGCAATTTTCACATAAGAACGAATAAGTTGGCATTATTTTTTCCTCAAAAAGAATTTTAAGATATCATCAAAAATTAAATTGTAACATGGTTCTTTTGGTTTACTCAAAAGTTCCATTTTTGCTTCTTTGGGTGTTCGGTTGCCTTTGTAAAGATTACAATCTCTGCAGGCAGCAACCATGTTAACCCAACTATTACTTCCACCTCTATGTCTGGGAACTATATGGTCAACTGTAGCGTTATGTTCCATCAATTCCACATTACAATATTGACAGATATATTTATCGCGCCTTAGAATGTTTTTCTTACTCGGATATGTCTTCTTAAGTGGAACTTTGACATAATATTTCAAAATCATGACTTTGGGAATTTTTACTTCCCTGTCTATGCACTTTATGTTTATATGATCCGAAGTTTCTTCGTAATAAACCTTATTCTTTGTCATTAGATCCAATGCTCTTCGCATTGTAATGACATTCAAGGGACTTTGATCAAAATTCAGAAGAAGTACTGAATTCTCAAGCATTTTCTTTGATAAACGTGGAGAATGACATGATTCGGGATTCGTCTTGCTGTTCCCGTTTTTTCTTCGAAATTTCGATTGCCTGCAACTGTTTAATTGCTTGTTCTTTGGACTCATGCGTACCTAAAATTTTTTCACCTGTAGAGTCTGTGACGATAAATTTTCCGTCAGATTGCTTTATCATTCAATATTATTTATAGATCCTAAATAATTTCAGTATGAATAAAGCAATTTTAGCCCATTTAAATAACCTTTGCGAAAAGGCTGAAAAGTTACATACCCATAAAATTTCAACCTATAAGCCTCTTTCTCCATTTGCAACCAACAAGGTTAAGAAAATAGAGGAAAAAGTATTGGGGTTCAAACTCAATAATTTGAATGAAAGTAAATACATTGATGAAACACTTCAATGACCTGACAAATAAAGCTTTGGAAACAAAGCTTATATCAGATTATACCAGATTGTCTGAAGGACGACAACTTTTTATATTTGAAAAAACTTGTGAAATTTTAAATGAAGATGGCGCGGAGATGAGAGCCCGTCAAAGAGAAATGAGGGCTAAACCAAGAGAACCAGAACAATTTTCACAACCAGTTCGTCCAGAACCAGAACAGGAAAGTTTGTTTGGAAAAGCTGTTGGCACTCTTTCAGATTTGATAAGAGAAATTCCAAGAGCTGCTGCCCGAGGAGCAGTAGCCACTGCTCCTGACTTTGAATGGGTTGAAAAACAAATGCGTTCATTTGGAATGTTTGGTCCCGGTCAAGAAAAAATGGGCCAAACTACAAGAGAGCGTGAAGAAAAAGTTACTCAGACTACTGCTGACATAGAAAAGTATCAAAAAGAATTAGAATCAAAGGGCATTAAAGGTTGGGAAGGCATTGAAGTTCCTTCTGCAGAAATAGAAGCCTTACAACAATATCAAGCAGCAGAAGGACCAACCCGCCCGGGCGTTCCCAATATTCCGACACTACAACGAAAAGCACAATTAAAAGCTTACCAAGAATTCAAAGAAAGAACAACTGGCAAAACAGAAGCAGAGCTTAAAAAGATGTACGGGGATGATCCCTCTAAATTTGCTTCAGACGAACAGTTCATGACAAATAAAATGGCAGTTGAGATGATGCCATTAACTACAATTGAAACTAGAGGATCTGGTATTCCAAGAGGAATTGCTAGTGGTTCTGCAGAAACTTTGAAAAATGTCGGTGAGAATTTACCAACCATTGCAGCAATAGGTGCTGCAGCTGCTGCTGCCCCTGCTGCTGCAGCTGGTGTTGCTAGACTCACTACTCCACTGCTTCCTGCAGCAGCCAGAGTAGCACCATCTACCGCCAGTGAATTGACACGTCAAGCATTGACTACAACTTTTGCTGGAATGGGATTGAAAGATATGGCAACTGCTACAGATCCAGTACAATTGGGTCTTGGTGCAGCAATGGCCGCTCCCGGTGCTAAAACTGTAGCAAGAGGCGTAGAAGCAGTTAGTGGCGCTCCAGCAACTTATCCTGTTGGTAGAATTCGTCAATTTAATAGAGAACTTGCCAGAGTCACAAGAGGACAGGAAGAATTTATAGCACGTGCCAAGTCGCAAGAATCGATGGCACAAAGAGAATTAAAAGGTGGTTCTGTTGAAGGAAAGAAAGCTGCAGAACAACCTGAATGGTCTACAGATAGCGGAGAAAAGGGAAGACTGGGACAACAAGAGTGGAAGGCAATGAACAGCGAGTTGCTTCGTAGAATTTGGGGAAAAGGTGAAATATTTTCTCCTGAAGTTTTAAGACAAGCTGCCAGACAAGCAACCAAAGAAAGAATTGAAGCAGAAACCCCAGAAGTACCTTCAGAAAGAATTAGTCCAAGACCAGATTTTGCAACAGCAGCACCAACTTTTGATCTTGCTCGTGTTCCTAGGCCAAGAATTGCTACAACAGAAAGAGATAGATTCCAGAGTCAACCTGCTGCTCCTGTAAAAATTTCTGGAAAAGAAGCTATTGCCAAGGGTGTTGGTGTAATTAAAGGATACGGAGATATTGCTGCTCGGCTTGCAAAAAATATTGAGGCAAGACTTAAGGCAGCAGTAGAAGGTGGGAGTCCATCTATTGGTTATGAAGTTGCACCAAGAATAAGCCCATCAGTTCCAAAACATTTAAGAACACCAGCAGAAAAGCCTGCAGTTGGTCCAGTTCAAAGAGGCGTATGGAACGCACAAGACTTTGTAAAGAATATGGTAAAAAATATTCAAAGAGCAAAGGCCGAGCTAGACCCAAAGGTATTGGCTGTAAATGCTGCTGCTAATCTTGCAACATTAAATACAATGGTTTTACCAGAGCCAATTGGTCCAAGAATTACTGCCAGAGCCGTAGAGCCATCTGTTCCAAGTGTACGACAAGAAGTTGCAAAGATTGACACGACTGTTCGTCCCACAGCAGCTTCACAGCCAAAAGCTCCAGAAAAACCTGTTTCTGGTGTAAGTGTTGAAGCACCAAAACAAGTAAAAACACCATCTAATATGGGTGGCATGAATACTCCGGTTTCTCTGCCCGAATATGAACCTTCCGAAGGTGGAATGAATGTAGCAGTTACATTGCCAGAATATGATAAGGAAGAACCAAAAGTAGAAAAAGCAACTGGAGGTACACCACCAACAGAGACACTACCAGAACCTTCTGAAAGAATTCCTCTTACACTAAAAACTGTAAAGGGATTAGAGATAAAAGCACCAGAAACAACATCTGGAGCTAGAGTCGCTACTCCTAGTGCTCAACCATCATTACCGGAACTACCAAAACAAGTTGCTGTAGCTCCCGGTAGTATTCCTGCTGCAGAAGTTTTACCACAAACAGATGGCCCAGAAAAGATAGCAACAAAAACATTTACTAAACTAACAGCAGAACTTCCTTCAGAAATTGGACAATCAAGAGTTGTTGCAAAGGCAGAGCAGCCATCAGTTACAACAGATAAAGTTGCGCAAGTTGGCAAAGAACAAGTTCCATCTGCCGAGAAAGCACCTGTTGCAGATCTTAAACCATCTACAGCAGCCACAACAGCAGCTGTTGCTGCAACAGTATTGAATACTTTAACAAATACTTCTACTGCTGCTGGAGCAACAAAATTTGAAACAATAAAAGATACTAGTGGTCCCGTAAATCCTCTTCCTAAGCCAAAGAAAGGCGGTGGAGCTGGAGCTGGTGGGCCCGGAATAGAAGTTCCAGAAGAAGAAACCGAAACTACTCGCACAGGAGTTGGAACTGAAGATTGGAATTTGATTTTGAAAGATATTTACGGGAAATACGCTGCAACTCTCTCTAAATAATTTGCGTTAATCTATAATTTTTGGTATAATATATTTGTATGACTTTGTTACCTATTAAAAAATATAATCATAATAAAATTTCTATTGTTGGTTCTTTACAAGAGGAAACAACCGATACAGGTCGTTCATATTCTACGCCAGAAGGAACATTTCCTTCTGTAACAACAGTAGTTGGCTTCGAAAAGCAAAAGTTTTTTGCTGAGTGGAGAAAAAAGAATCCAAAAGAAAGTGTACGGGTCACAACCCGGGGCAATGATTTTCATTCATTGATTGAATCATATTTAAATAATGAGGATATTGATTTTGAATCTTTGATGCCAAACATGTTGGATATCTTTATTAGAATTCAACCTTTGTTGCATAAGATTGACAATATTCGAATGATCGAAGCTCCTCTTTGGTCTTCTTTATTGGAACTTGCTGGAAGAACAGATTGCATTGCTGATTATGATGGTGAATTGTCGATCATAGATTTTAAGGCAAGCACCAAGGAAAAGAGAAAAGAAGATATTGAAAATTATTTCATGCAAGCAACTGCTTATGCAATGATGTTGCAGGAAAGAACCGGAATAAAGGTTAATCAGTTTGTTATCTTGATTTCTTGCGAAGACGGAACCAGTCAAGTATTCATCGACAAACCGATTAATTATGTTAAAAAATTAAGTAACATAATCGAAAAATATAAGGAATATAAAAATGCACAGAGAAAGAATAGTTGACATCGAAGAACGAGTAAATCGTCGGAACACAAAATTATGGTTCATGATGAATGAAAATTCAAGATCACATCTTCATCGTGAAAAATTTGTTCAAGACAATGGTGGAATGTTTTATCAAAATGATAAAGGCGAGTGGCTTTGGAGAAATGATTATATTGTCAAAAACGGTTATTGGTTGAAAAGAAAGGATACTGGCGAGAAAGTATTCTTTGAGAGCATGAGTGAGTTTTGCAAGAAAAATGATCTTTCAATCGTAAAAATTTGTGAGATCATGAATGGTAAACGTAAGAGCTATAAGGGGTGGGAGCCTGTTGAAATTAGACCTGTAAAGGAAACTCCGGGAGCAAGTAGATCTATTGGGGAAAATCCAGCTAATAAGAAGAAGTATGAGATCGTAACCCAAACGGCAATTTTTAAAAATTGGGAAACAAATGAGATAGTTTTGGTCACTAATATCCCAGAATTTGCTAAAAAAATTAATGGCCAGAAGAAAGAGCTTTATATGGTAGCCAAGGGGCAGAAAAAATCATACAAAGAATGGACTTTGGCAACTTGCAGCACTCCTCCTGCAACCATGAACAAAAAAAATCCTCCCAAGAAGTAAAGCTAAATATTATGACAAATGGAATATTCACTAAATTTTTTAAAATATCTAGCTGAAGCCGAATCCAAGGACGCAGGGAAGGTCGGTGAATCTGTTCGTAAAGAAACGAGCATGAGCACGGCAACCACGGAAAAGTCCAGAGATGCTGCCCGTAAACGAGCCGAACGGGCAAGTAAACCCAAAAAATCTCAACTCCCAAAATCTGAACTTTTAAAGCAAATTTTGCCAGTAAAAACAAATACTGGTCAGGTGGAATTGATTTATAAAGATTCATATAATTCCAAATATCATCAGATAATAGATCCTCAGTCCGAAACAACTTTAGAAAAAGCTCAGTCAATTACCAAAGAAGAAAATTTCGTACAAACACAGGCTTCTCAGCAGCTGTTTGGATCTTTGGAAAAGAAAGCTGCGGCTAAACAAAAGAAAAGAGAAAAAGAAGCAGTGACTGACAATAGATCCTCAGACATGGAAGGGCCAGAACCCGTTCCACAACAATTTACCAAACCAAAGAAAATGAGCATAGACGATTTGATTGCCAGCTTTGGTAAAACCGATCCTGTGCAAATGGGGTCAATGCCTTTTGATCTACGTCAAGAATTCTTTTTACAAAATAGAGATCCCATGTCGGATAAAGAATTCGACAGTCTCTCTTATGAAACAGTTGCAAATCAATTTGGTATTGCTGATATAGATCTTTCTTTCAATGAACAAATAACCAATGCCATCGTAACCCTTGCTAGAATCAAGGCTGGTGCTGGCGATCAAGAACTTTCATTCTTGGCAAACATCAAAAATGGTGCTTATACAAAGTTCGGTAAAGAAGCCTTTGATACCGCCAAGAAAATGTTATCACAGTTTGGCGATCGTTGCATTCAATTGATGGTAACAGCATCTGAAGCTGGTCTGGGAAGCAGCACCCCAGAAGGAAATGTAGAATTTGCTTGTGACCAAAATAGATTTACTGTAAATGCTCAGGGTGAAATTTCTTTGTCCACTAAAGATTTTACTCAGCACGGTAAGCATTCTAGATCAACCCTTCAAAGAAGTTTAGCACAAACACTACAAGATCCATCATTGATGCAACAAGATGCAGGTTTTGGGGAAACTTTGTCTGCACTTGGACAAATGACTGCAAATCTTCCAATGGGCCTTATAGATGATAATTACTTCAGCAAAGCATCAAAAGATCCAGCCATGGCTGCTTTCTTGCAGGCAGAACCTGTTATCAGTGCTTCTGGGCAAAATCTAGGACCCATGATGATGCCATCTGGTGAGATGAATCCTGCTATATCATACAAAGTTTTTGAAAAAATGACAAAGAAAACTTTGGAAAGATTCATAACCTCGCAGCGTGGAGCCAAAGGAGTATTTACCAAGACATTTATGCAGAATGCTGTCACTAATAAGTTGAGAGGCGATGGCTCTGTTGTACCAGAAGCAGGACCAACCCATTTGGTCACAGTAGAAGGTTTATTTCCTCTGAGCAATGAATACTTTGCTGCAGTCGCTGCAAATAGCGACATTTCAATCAAGAGTAATGAAAAAGAATTTGGCCTACAAAAGAGCAAAATAAACAAATTCAAGGTTGTAGTTGAACAAACAGAACAGCCAATGGATCCTGCGATGCAAATGGATCCTTATATGCAAATGCGTGAAATGCTTAATATGAACATGATTCCTGTTAATCCTTCGCCAATTGATTTGTTTTCTTCTTTCTTGATGCAAAACTTCGTAATAGACATGAACTTCAGTTTATTGCCCGGAATGAAACCAAAAGACATTCATGGCGTAGAATACAACAAGATTAAAGTTCATGGAAAGACTTTCAAGATTCCTGTAGCCAGAGATCAAGAATTGGTTGCAGCATCTTTTGAAGAGAGTTATTTGGTTGCAAACAATCTACTTCTTGAGAGCTTGGAAAATGATGACGTATTGCGTGCCTTGTATGAAACAAATCTTTTATCATTTGAAGATGCTCAGATTATAGTAGAAACACGATACGATGGTATAGAAAACTGCAAAGATTTAATAGTACCAGTCTTAAATAAAATGTCTTCATTGTTGACTGAATCACCTAACTTGGTCATGAAGTGCGCTGAAAATCTTCAAGAAGCCAAGAAGCGAAAAAGAAATTATAAAAGAGAATATAAACTTTTTCATGGAAAACCATCTCAGATAAAAAAGAGAGCAGCTAGAGTCAAAGCAAGACGCAAGATGGAGAAAAAGGGATTAGTTCGCAAAGGTGATGGAAAAGATGTAGATCATAAACGTCCATTGAGAAATGGTGGAACTAGTTCAGACAGCAATATCAGAGTGCGAAGCAAAAGTGCAAACCGTGCGGACAATGGTAAATATAAAGGTCAGCCAGCAGATAAGCCAAGGACAGACAAATGACAATGCGTGATAGATTATATAAACAGTTGAATGAAAAGGTTTATAGTGATTCGGGACTTGGGAAGTGGTTTAACCGAGAATCTGCTGGCGGTGGTCCGGGTTGGGATAGATATGACAGCACAGGAAAAAGAGTAGGCAAATGTGGCGATGCCAAAGAAGGCTCTGCTTATGCTGCCTGCTTGAGCAAACAAAAAGCACAGAAGCTTGGTAAAAAAGGAATTGCAAAGTTTGTCAAAAGAAAAAGAGCAGCACAGGCTGAAAGAGGTCGCGGCAAAAAGGGTGCAGGCGGCAAGGGAATGAAACCCATTTTCGTTGAAACTGGAGCTGCAAAAAAGGTAGAGGAAAATTTTATGCCAGAAAAATTTATAGTAGAGTCAACTGAAGGACTAAAAAGTTTTTATCCATTAGTAGAAGCAAATGAATTAGAAGCCTATGACATTTTCATTGATAAAAGAGGAAACTTGTTTGAGGTAAATGATGTTGAAGATGTCGATGGCATTTTAAACATTGATGTTAGATGCCATAATGGAGTAAACGAAGGTTGCGAAACTATTCTAAAATTAAAAATAAATGAACCTTTTGGTTTGTTTGGCGAAGGTCTCTCCAACATTATCAATGAATGGGGAGAACTGGAAGAAAGCGCAGAATCTGGTGGCAAAAAGGTAAAGCTAAACAAGATAATGCGAGGGGATGTAAAGAAGTACAAAGTTTATGTAAAGAATGATAAAGGTAATGTTGTTAAGGTAAACTTTGGCGATCCTAACATGGAAATTAAGCGCGATGATCCCGCACGAAGGAAAAATTTTAGAGCCAGACATAATTGTGATACTCCGGGACCACGCTGGAAAGCAAGATATTGGGCTTGCAAGACTTGGAGCAAACAGTCTGTAACTTCAATGCTTAAGGAAGAATCAGAACTGCTAGATGAAGCTTCAGAAAACAAAGCAAAGAATCCTAAAAAGTGGAGTTCTTGCATTGCTCAGGCAAAAGCAAAGTTTGATGTATATCCTAGCGCCTACGCCAATGCTTGGGCTGCAAAGTGCTACAAGAAAAAGAAGGGCAAATGGAAGAAAGTTGCAGAAAACTTTGCCAATGAAATTCTAAACAAGAGCATTTTAAAAGAAGAGTCTAATTTGAAACAATTGGAATCTGCCATGGACAGCAATAAAAATGGTGTTCAGCAGGCAGTTTCTTATCTTAAGCAATTTTTTAACAAATAAATAGATATAGGAAAAAATTCATGAAATTTAAAGAACTGAACAAAAAATTACAATCCTTGATGGAAATGGGTGGTGGAGAACACACTGAAGGCGGAAGCTTACAAGGTGGTGATCCAACAGGAAGCCGCAATAGCGCTCTATCTGACTATGGAACCCATCGTCTTGGCAACAATGCAATGCTTGATCGCATTAATGCTTTCCTACATGCTTACAGTGGGAAAGAATTCCTAGATCCAGATGGCGCATTGGCTGTCATCAAGAACAAACTCAATATCATTGGATTGGATTTCCGTCCAGTGAAAATGGATCTCGGCACAAATATAATCAAGCTTTATCAGTACGGCGCTCCCGGACTTGGTGTATTTGGTGTAGCTAAGGATCTAAAGACTGATCTTACTAAGGAACCATTCTCAAAAACCCCCGGCCTTGATGACAGCTTTGATTATGATCTGATGATTCAAGTAGAGAAGACTCCAAGTCATTTAATTCGTTTTAACATGCAAGTGGTTCGTAATGGTGAAGAGACAGACTGTGGTTGTGAACACTGAACTAATGAAAGAGACAGAGGAGAACGAAGATTATTTTTTATCGTTCGCCAAAAAGCATTATTTTAATGCTAGCTGTGCTTCAAGTTCAGAATTTTTGGAAGACTTAAAGCGTATCAAATACGTTAAGCGATTGATCTTTAGATTTCATAAAGCAAGAACTTTGAAGTCTATAAAAGAAAGATTAATTGTTAATCACTTGATTGTTCTTAGGAATGTCTTTGGTGATCAGGCAGCTGCTGAACTTCTTTTCATGAAACATGAAGTAAAATTTCACAGCTATTTGAAAAGTTTTTTGATTTTTCTTCAGTTCAACATCAAAAACATACCAGACATAGATTATTCTAAACTGGCAACCGATCCTAGGATAGATAGAAAACTCTTACCATTAACAGATCAAAAATGAACCCGCTAAACCTGATAATCAAACCTGCCTCCGTTTACCGCTTTGCTGAACTTTTAACTATGCCATATACCCAGTATGAGTCATATAATGCAAAGATCATAAACGATAAGGGAAAGATTATCAGCGAACAGGGTTCGATGGACGGTCTTGAGTACGTTGCC